AAAAGATAGTATTAAGAAGTTGGAAAGTTATGCCTAGAATATTATTACTTGTTATTGCAGTATTGAGTTTAAATGCCTGTCAATCTATGAATAGGTCTCATACAGGTGCTATAATAGGTGCAACAACAACAACTGCTGTATGTGTAGAAAACTTTGGTGCTGAACCATATCTAGCCGCCGTATGTGGTGTTGCTGGTGCATGGGCAGGCGCTAGTGTGATGTATCATACAGACAAAGATGTACACAATGCCGTATTTGTAGACCACTTAAATAATGGTCCTAGTGGGTCAAGTTATTCAAACTGGTACAATGTTAAAACAGGCAATTCAGGAATTATTAAAACAACAAAATCATATCTAGTTGGTCCTATCAAATGTAAAGATTACGACCATACTGTAGATATAGCAAATCAATGGCCAGCACTTGGTGTCGGAAGAATTAATAGAGAAGTTAAATTCGGAACGGCATGTCAAATGCCAGATGGCCAATGGGTAGAAAGAGTACAATAATGGAACCAGATAATAGATACAGATATTTGATTTATACCTTTGTATTAATTTTATTTTTAATAATATGTAAAGCTGTGTATGGCGAAGAGATTACACATGCTAAAGTGAAACCTTTTGAGAATCAAGGACAGTATTGCTTCGTAGAAGTAAAGATTGTTGTTGAAAATGATGAGGTTATCAAAAAAGAAATTCTCCATTGTGCTGATGGTAGAGAAGGAGTATCAGGTCCTAGTTATTGGGAACTGTTTGCTCAGTTTTATTACCAAGATGTCAACACACCGGAGTATTGCCGGTATTATTCGAGACCGGACCATGTCTTTAAGTCCTTCGGTAAGGCATGTTTAACAATAGAGGGAAAATGGGAGAACAACTAAAATGATAAGATATATCATAATAATTGCTCTGCTAACCATCATTTTTACTGGTGTAAGTGGTTCGGAAGTCGCAGAATACATAGCTTCCTCTGGAATCATTGACAAAACAGCAGAAATGTTATATAATGTGTTAAGGAGTGTGAAATAAATGGTAAAAAATATAATAATGATTGCTTTTGTAGGTGCTGTATTATCAGCATGTTCAGGCGGTCAATATAAGATAAAAAGTGAGACTTCAAAGGTTGTCAATACTGTTCCAAAATGGTACATGGCTGACTTTGATGAAAAAGAGGCATGTGATTTATCCATCTGGACTAAACAAGATGATGATAAACTATGTATCTTTGGTGTCGGTACTGCTGTATCGCCAGACTTAAATCTTGCAATTGAGAAAGGTAAAATGATAGCGAAAGCTGAACTTGCCGATATTATCAAAGGCGAAATGAATAAGTCTAGTAAACAGTATATTACTGAACTTGGCAAGACTCAAACTAAAACTGTTGTATCAGAAGTTGAATCTACAATCGTAAATTTAATTGAGAAAACACCAGTAAGAGGTTATGAAATCTTTGCTCAAGAGGTTACAATGACCAAGAACGGTTACTATAGAGCGTGGATTGGATTAAGCTTACCTATGGGCGAGTTTAATAAACTTTACAACTATACTATAGCGGAGGCTACAGACGCACATAACATTAAGTTAAAAGCGAATACAGCCTACAACGAACTTACTAATAAAGACGAGAAAGTTGATGTTCAGTAAGATAGTCGTATATAGCAAAAACAATTGTGTATTCTGTACCAAAGCGAAGACTCTATTAAAGAATCTTGGCTTTGAGTATGAAGAACGCATGATGGAAAGTTTTGAATCACCTGCTAAGATGATTGAAGACATAGGTAAGAATGTTCGGTCAATGCCACAAATTAAGATTGATGATGAACTTGTCGGTGGTTATAACCAACTTGTCGAATTCTTACAAGATAAGAAATTGGTTAACTACAAAGGCGAGATTGATGGACAACGATAATATATCTGGCGAAGAGAAAATTATTTTATTTCCTTTAGACAAAATCAAACATAAAGGAAGAACTGGACCTAAAGATACGAAGTATGCCGAGAAAATTAAACTTGAACAGACAAAGAAATTTGTTGAGGGAGAAGTTGACAATATCGGCATGCACTTACTAAAAACCTTTGTAGATATTGGTATGAAAACGCAAGAGAAAAGTTTTACAAGTGATTTTGCATTAGTTATTGATACCTTACGAGGTATGATTTATAGAGATTTTGGTGTTAAACACCCGGCACAAATGCTTGCCGATAAAATGGTTACACTAAACCAGAATAAGTCTGCTACAGTAGATTATTCAAAAGTTATGAGTGAGAAATTTAAACCAACAAAACCTATTAACAAGGAATTGTTCGAAGATATTAAAGACAGCGAAAACGGATTTATAGATTTTGACCCCGATTTTGATGTTTAAACAGAATTCGCATAGCGAATCGCCTTTGCAGGTAGTAAAATAGTTGATTATAACTAAAAAGGAGGCAATAATATGCTAAATTTAATCAAAAATATGTTCGCAAAAGACGAACTAGTAGTAGTACAAACTGCTAAAAAAGCTTCTTCTACAAGAGGAAGAAAGACTATGACTAAAAAAGCCAAAGTCTTAAACCTATTATCTAAAGGTCAGCCAGTATTCTGGAAGACTTTGAGAAGTAGATTCGACCTAATCTCTCCAAGAGCAATGGTTGACCAATTGAGAAGTGAAGGACACATGATTTATATTAATCAGAATTCTGGAACTAACTCAAATAATACTTCATACAGAATGGGTACACCTACGAAAGCTATCGTAGCTGCTGGTATCAAAAAACTGTATGGTACTCCATACGCTTACTCAAACCAAGCGTAATTAGCTAGAAACTTGGAGGCGCTTCGGCGCCTCCATTTATTAACAGGAAAAATTTATGAGTAAACCGATAGACAAAAAAATAGAGACTATGAAAGAAGCTATTTCTTGGTTTAGAAAACAGATTGAACCACATGATTGTGGTTGGATGTATACCACAATTGATGGTATGAAACATTATATTAGCAAGTTAAGAAAAGATAAACGAAGCGGAAAACGAAGATGATTTTAGTCGACCTTAATCAAGTATTAATATCAAATGTTATGGTACAGACTCGTGGTCAAAGACATTACCACGGTCAAGATGATACGCCTTATAACAAATCCATGTTGAGACATATGGTTATTAATTCTATGAGAGGTTACAATCTAAAATTTAAAAAAGAATATGGCGATATGATACTATGTGCTGACGCAGGTAATCCTTGGAGAAGAGATATCTTTCCACATTACAAACATAGTAGAAGAGCTGGCCGTGAAACTTCCGATACCAATTGGGACGAGTTGTTTATGGCCATATCAGATATCAGAAGAGAGATACAAGAAAACTTTCCGTATATTATGATGTATGTAGAAAAAGCTGAGGCAGATGATATCATTGCTACATTGGTAAAACATACAGATACCAAACAAGAACCAATTATGATTGTTTCTGGTGATAAAGACTTTATACAGTTGCAACAGAAACCTGGTGTCAAACAATATGCTCCTATACAAAAGAAATTTATAGGTGAAGATGTTGACCCTAGACTATTCATACATGAACAGATTATAAAAGGCGACAGGTCAGATGGTGTACCAAATATACTTTCAGATGATGATATCTTTACAATACCTGGTGCTAAACAAAGACCTATCAACAAGAAAAGACTTGAAGAATGGTCAAATGTAGATGATATACCACTAGGCAGTCAGACCAAGAAGTATTATGAGAGGAACAAGACCTTAATTGACCTAAACATGATACCCCAGGAGATTGCAAGCAACATACTAAATACTTACAGACAATATGAAGTACCTAGCAAGAAGCTTTTACTTCCATATTTTATGAAACATAAATTAAAATCTTTAATGCAACACATTAACGATTTTTGAAGGAGAAAAAATGGCAGAACCAGTACAAAACCCTAATCTTATGAGTAGAGCGGCCATGGAAGCAATGGCGAGAACGAAGTCTAATTCAGGACCTCTAGTATCAGAAATATTTACAAAGATTAATAATGCAAAAGACAAAGCAAAGAAAATTGAAGTTTTAAAACAAAATGATTCAGAAGCAATGAGAATGCTTATGAAAGGTGCTTTTGACCCAAAAATTGAATGGGATTTACCAGAAGGAACACCACCATATATTGCTAACGAGGCACCAGCAGGTACCGAACATAGTAATCTATTAGTCGAAGCTAAAAGACTATGGCATTTTGTTAAAGGTGCAGACCCAAGTTTGAATAAACCAAGAAAAGAACAAATGTTTATTCAGATGTTAGAGGGATTACATGCTTCAGACGCTGAGGTTTTAATTGCAGTAAAAGACGATAAGTTAAACAATACTTACAAAGGTCTTACAGCGAATCTAGTTAAAGAAGCTTTTGGTTGGGACGATAATTTCAGTAAACCAGAACAAAAATAGAACATTTTACTACATATAGAGATAAAAAAAGTAAAAAATACTATATTTTGTGTAAAAAAAGTCAAAATAACGCTTGCTTTTGCTCTCAATTAGTGTATAATGTACCTATAAATATA